TGCTTGGCAGAAATCTATTTGCCTAACATCACAAGCGAAGAAGAATTCTCTGACATTGCCACCCTGCTCTATCGCATCAACAAGCACAGCCTTTCTTTGCCCTGCCATTTGGAGCAGACAGAAGCTATTGTCCACAGCAACATGCGTATGGGCATCGGCATCACTGGGGTGTTGCAGGCAACAGAAGAGCAGAAGAGTTGGCTTGATGTGGCTTATAAAAAGCTGCGTAACTTCGATGCCTTCTACAGCCAAAAGCATGGCTTCAATAAGTCAGTGAAGCTCACCACTGTGAAGCCCTCTGGCACCCTGTCCTTGCTGCCGGGAGTGACACCGGGATGCCATCCAGCCTACGCTAGGTTTATGATTAGACGCATCCGCATTGCATCCAACCATTCATTGGTTAATGTGTGCAGAGACAGTGGATATCCTGTGGAATATCAGCGCAACTTTGATGGTAGTGAAGACCACTCCACTATGGTTGTCTCATTCCCCTTCCGACACCCTGATCATGCTGTGCTGGCTAAGGATATGACAGCCATCCAACAACTGGAAACAGTGAAATGGCTACAAGAAACTTGGAGTGATAACAGTGTGTCCTGCACTGTCTACTATCGCAAGGAAGAGTTGCCTGAGATTAGAAAGTATTTGAAGAAGCATTACAAGAACAATCACAAGAGCTTGTCCTTCTTGCTGCACTCAGAGCATGGCTTTCGTCAGGCACCGCTGGAAGAAATTACAGAGGAGCAATACAATGCTCTAGTGGCTAGCACCAAACTCATCACATCAATTGATGAAGCTAACATTGGGCTTGATGATGACTGCGCCACTGGTGCTTGCCCAGTTCGCTAACATGAGAAACTTTGTCGCCACTTACTCAAGTGAACGCAACCTCTTCAAAGGACAGGTGCATATCAGCGCCTCATCCATTGGAGAGGCTCAGGATAAATTCTTTGAATGGTTGAAGAAACAATCTGTATATCCACACATGTGGAATATGTATGTGGATTTTACAGAGATTGGGGATAGCCTTTGAAAGAACTTGTCATAACACCAGAGATGCTTGTTGAAGCAAGAGACAAAGCTGTTGAGATGGGGCAGTTATATAATAGTATAACTAGAGGGGCTGGCAACATTGCTGGCTTCATTGGTGAAGCCATTGCTCAGCAGGTACTTGGTGGCACTTTGTTTAACACATTCGACTACGACCTGATACACCCATCAGGAAGCTTGATAGATGTGAAGACAAAGCAGACAGGCTATGTGCCTTTGGAAACATATGACTGCTCCATTGCAGACCTCAACACAAAGCAAGACTGTGACTACTATTGCTTTGTTAGGGTGAAGAATGACTTCTCAGTGGGGTGGTATTTAGGTGTGTATGACAAGCAACAGTATTTACAAGATGCTGTGTTTATGCAGAAGGGCACCATTGACCCATCCAATGGGTATGTGGTAAAGTCTGATTGTTGGAATATTAAAATATCTCAGTTGAAGGAACATCCATGAACATCAAACAAGAACGCCATGCCCCTTTGCGTATCCAATTTGAACAGGGATACAAGGCATTCATCAATGGATGGCTGTCTAACCAGTATAATCCATCCTCCATGATGGGTAAGGAATGGCAGAGGGGATTTGATAGAGCCTACTTTGACAACCTAGACTTGGTTAAAAAGGGGCATTAGTATAATGGAGAATGCAAGGGTCTTCTAAGCCCTCAATACAGGTTCGATTCCTGTATGCCCCTCCAAGCTCTGTTAGTTAAGTGGCATAACAGTTGATTTGTAATCATCTATCGGCAGTTCGATTCTGTCACGGAGCACCACACATCATGCTCTTTTACTAGCCAACCCACCTCTTCTATATTTAGTCTCAGTGTCTGGTGCAGGCATTCTCAATTCATCTGGTGCAGCAAAGGGACTCTTCCCTTGTTCTATGCGTTGCTTAGCCCAGCCCTCAGCCTTGTCATAGATCTTTGCTGTTGGTTCTTTACCAGCCAACAGATGATCAACCTCACCTTTAGTTAATGTTGGCACAAGCAGAGGATGCTCTACTGTCTTTCCTTTATATTCAAATTCAGATGAAAGTTCTGTAGCCACTTCCCCTTCCTTTGTGGAAAGCTCACCAAAGTATCCCTTACCTTTGACACCTTCTCCACTGTTTCTAAAGCCATAAGGTGCTAAGCCTTCTTCGCTGCTTTGTCTTTTTAAACCTAGCCCACCCTTAGCCAATCCCAATCGTTTAACATTCTTTGGATATTGTGAAGCTGGGCCTTCGGCTCCTTCAAGCTTTTGAATCACACGCTCTTCACCACCGACAAGTCTTCGGATGGCGTTAGCAGCCTCTGTCATCTTCTTCACACTCTCTATTTCATATTCCTTATTCTTACTAGACGGCCCCGGCTTAGCTATCTCTCTTAAGTTTTTCCTCAATTCAAGCAAGGCTTCTGCTTTGTCTGTTGCCCCGGTTTGTTGTAATGACTTGGCTGTCTTTGCCATCAAGTCTTGCATATCAAACTGAAGTTCTTTATTTAAAAATACAAGTCTTTTAATAGTTGTTTGATTGCTTTCAAAGCTTGGCAAAAATTCTGTAACTTCTTTAGGATATCTAGAAGCTAAGCCATCTGTTCCTTCAAGTCTTTTTATTTCTCCTTGAATAGATGTCTTTCCACCTGTGTGTCTAAACTCATTTAAGAATAGCTGTTTAATAGTTTTATAAGATTCGTTGGCAAGCATTGTTTGTTCTTTACCCACGCCTGTTATAGTTTCATATTTATTAGCTATAGTTTCAAGTCTATTCTGTAGTTTAGAAGACACATCTGCCTGCTTCTTAAACAAGTTAAAAGACTTTTGCATTGCTTCTTTATCTTGTTTAATAACAAGTTTTTCAGACTCAATGAAAGCATCCTCTGTTTCTTTATATCCCAAAGATCTAGGCAAGCCTAATGGTCTAGCAATGTTAGGAGAACCAGTGATTGCTTGAGCATATACATCCATGTCTTTTTTGAAATAAGACTTCAAAGGCATGTCTACTCTTCTGAATAAATAATCAGCAAAGGGCAACTCAGTGAAGGATACATTTTTAACTTCTCCACCACCAAACTCATACTCACTATAATTTAATCTAAGATCTCTAGTGAAGGAGGTTGCACCAATATCAAGCTCCATATGTTTTTTATCGCTGATTTCTTGTGGATCAAAGAAACCACGCTTCAACTTCTCTGGTGTTCTTTCTGTTGTAGTGCCGTGATATAGTTTTACAGGTGGACGATTTTTATACTGCTCTCTCAAAGCATCAAGCCTCTTCTGATAACCAGCGGCAAACGAAACAAACTCATCAATGTCAGTAAAGAAATTAACTTCCCTCTTCTTCATCATTCTATAGTCGCCTTGAGCAACAGCTATAGCATCATCGCTAATAGACCTCAGCTCAGGAAGCTGCCTCAATGTATTAAAGTCATCTGTTCTAATCTCTTTTATTCTTGAAACAGTTTGCTTCATCCTGTCAGAATCTATATCAAACTTAGGTTTGTTTAAAGTTGCCACTGTAGAAATATCTAGACTTTTCTTAGCCGTGTCCTCAGCCAATAACACATCATCTGCTTTCTGTAGCTCTTCTTTGGACAACTTTGTAGTTGGCAGTGTAGGAGATATTTCTGTAGAAATATCTTTCAGCTTAGCCAACAAACTATCTTGATAGTCTGCTGGGAAGTCAGCTTTATATTTATCCAACTGATACTGCGACCCCATCTGTGTCTTCAACAAAGACTCAGCTTGGTTCATCTGTTCAAAGGAATAATCTTTGGTGGCTTCTAAGAAGCTTGGAGCAGGCTCAGCAATATCAGAAGCCACTGATGTAGGAGCAGCCTCTGTTACAAGCTCAGGAGCAGCCTTCTTGGTTGGTGCTGCTAGCATGGTTTTAGTTTGCTGAACAGCAGGGGCCACAGCTTCTGTAGTGGGTACATTCTTAGCCGCCAATGCTTTGGCTTCTTGCAACAATTCACTAGCAGACTTCTTGAGGGGTGTGCCTAACACATTACCAGCAAGCTTAGAAGCAATACCACCAGTGGCAAACCCCGGTTGCTTCTTCAAGGCAGCAGCAATGGCAAGGGCTGACACATAGTCTTTTGTCTCAGCTAAGTCTTGCTTCATGTTCTGTTTATAAAACTCAGCAGTGGCTCTTTTAACCTCTGGTGCCAGAGCACTATACTTCACCTCAAATAAACGAGCCTGTTTGCCTTGTGCAAAAGCCTCAGCCTCTGATGTTTTAACAGCAATGTCTTTGGCATTCTCCTGCACCCAGCCAAGCAGATTTTGCATGACAATCTTTTGAGTGTCTTGACCAGCTTGTCTGTAGAAGTCAGTGTCTCTAATAACATCAAATGTTTGCACAAGTAAAGGAGCCATTATCTTACGAGCATTGGCATCAACAATCTTATCCCCAGTGGAGGTAAAGATTTTATTGTTAGGCACCTTCAAGCGTGTGATTTCTCCTTCCAATATTGTTGGAGATTGCTTGATGGTGATAC